TTGCTCTGGATCATAAGCCACGCTGATCTCCTTTCGGCATTCCGGACATGAAAGACTCCAGCGCACCCATGTTTGGTCCTTGGGCTCTTGCTCGGATCTCTTCGACCTTGTTTTTCAAATATTCCATCATTGGGTCTGCCGCAGGTGCTGCGGGACTGGGAGGAGAAACCGCATTGGGAGGTGCTCCTGCGACAGCTGTTTGGCCAGAGAACTTGGTTGGATCAATTGGACCCATGGGCAGTATGTTGCCTTTAAAGTCCACTCTTCATAGCCTCCATCTGAATTTTGGCTGCATTCTTTTCTCGTTCTATCTGAAGCTCTGCTTGGAGCTTTTGAACCTTGCCTTCCAGCTCTGCTTGAACCTTGGCAGCTTGTATCTGCATGTTCTGGCGAGCCTTGGCCTGATCGATCTCGATGTCTGACTTGGCCTTGGCTTGATCTGCGGCAATCTCGGATTGAGTGCGTTGTTGAAGAGCTTGAGCCTCCAGCTGTGCGAGCTGTTGAGCATATTGCAGAGGATTCTGTTGACCGCCTTGTTGGCCTGCAGCTTGCAGAGCCTTGATCGGTTGCATCTGCGGAGCTGCTGCCACAACCTGAGCCGCACGCTGAGATATTAACATGTCCATCTCTGGATCGATATCTTTCATGGCGAACTTTGGGTCTCTGAGATTCGGCAATGGTGGCAGCGGCATGTTGATGCTGGCCTCCATGCGCTGACGATACAATAACGCAACGTGCTCGGCAACATGCGCAATCAATATAGGTTGCATGGTCTTGGCTGCTGGGTTGCCAGCCAATGAAGGATCTTGCATGAATTGGATGTGCACCGCAATGTGGGCTTCGTGATCTTGCTCTGGGAAAGCCTTGATTGGCTTGCCATACATGATTGACATGTTCTCGTCGATTGGGTCTGTCCTCGGAGCCTCTTCTGGCTTCTTCAAGATCTCGTCAATGTTAGGAATCCTGATTGCCTCATACATTCGCTTGTAGGCTTCGTAAAGATCATGCAGCTGCGGAGCTGACTGAGCCATCTGCAAGATTGCTTGGGCCTGAGCGATCCTCTGGGCAGTGCTGAAGATGTTGGGGTCAGAAACTGGGACGATGTCAACACGATCGTCAAAGTCAGCCGCAAAGATTGTCTCGCTGGAGCCAGCAACCGAAAACTGGAACGACTCTTCGAGGTGCTCTGCATTCAGCTTGGCTAACAGCTTGAACTCTTGGCCTTGGGCATAATGCAGACGCTTGTGGATTGCGCTGAATGACTTGGAGCCTTGCTCAATCAGGGCGACAGTTGACCCAACAGGTGCATTCGGGTTGACGTCCCCAACATTGAGGTCAGAAGTCGAAGCGAACCTTTGGCCAGCCTGCACGATGAATCCGAGTAGGTTGAATAACGATTGACTTGGTTCTTTGAACGGCAATGGCATGATTGCTTTGTTGACATCATCAACCGTAGCGTCCAGATCAACGAACTCTCCAGGATTGATGTCGATGTCTCCACCGCTGACTCTGCCCTTCAGCTTGAAGCCACCTTGCATATTCGCAAAGGCTGCGGAGTCCAAAAGTGCACGCAAAGAGCCTGTGGCTGCTCTGCCCAAACCACCGATCATGTGGTACAGGCCGAAACCGTAAAATCCTAATCCAGGCAAGAACTTATAGCTGACGAACCAATCTCTGCGCTTTTTGTCCTCGTCGTCTTCGTCCCAGTTCCTGCGGATGGCGACGATCTTCTCAGAGTCATAGTCAATGGTAATGACGTAAGGCAACATGACCAGATTCTCAGACTCTTCGTCCTCAATCCCGTCGATGCCCTCAAAAGCCTCATAACAATGCATCTCCAAAAGAGTCATAACATCATCGTCGGAGTCGTCGTCTTTGTCTATGCCTTCGATCCGCTGGCTTGTGAACCCATCATCGTCATCAGTCCCATCACCAGTGTATTCTGTCGGGAGGTACCAACCAGCCGCGACATATCTGTTGTAGTCGTTTTTGGGCATCTTGATGATGTGGGTGTAACGTGGGGAGGTGTAAAGATCTTTGCTCTCTGGTGCAACAACAAAGTCTTCAGCTTTGACAAACTGGCTGCATTGGCGGTCCAAGTTTGCATCCCACCAAACCTTCTTGAACGTCTGGCCAACCAATGGCAGGTGAAATAACATCTGGTCAAGGTCTGGGAAGTATTCTGGCATCTGCTCCATGATCTGGTAGTTCATGAATTCTTTGACGCGACGTGCTTGGTTCTCTGTCTCTTCGTTTGGTTCGCCGATGATGGTGGTCTTGACTGGACCGCCAGCTGGATAAAGCTCTGCGATGGCTTTGGCGTTGAACTGGGTGGCAGCTTCTGCGATCAACGGATGAACGACTGTGCTGAGACCACGAACAGCTCGCTCTTCTTCGTTCTCGTCCATGCCACCTTCTGGGTCGAGTGTCATCAGACCTTGCTTGTAGCGTTCTTTCCATTCAGAACGAGCTTGCTCATCGTTCTCGAAATATCCTGTGAGGATGCCAGCCTTGCGAGAAGCCTCTCTCTCATCAAGATCCTCAGCCAAGTTTATGTCGAAGTTGCTGTCTGAATCTTCGATGGTGTCCAAGATAGGATCACCAATCAACACATCACCATCAGGCAAAGTCTCAACTTGCAGCTCATCAGGGGGAGAGCCTTCTGCGAATGGAATAACAGGTTCAGCCATACATCGTCAACCTTTTCCTCATTGGCTCGTCTTCATCTTCATAGTCACCTGAATGGGTGACAAACCAGCCTTTGCGCAATCTCAACCACGCTTGCGTGCACGTGTCAACTATGTCGTCATTCTCAACCGCTGGGAATGCAGCACAGATATCAATTAAATTTTTAGCCCACTTTTTGCCTTTTGGAAAGTAAATTCTTCCATCCTCCAATAATGCGGAGCTTGCATGGGCGCGAGCTTGCTTGTCTCTGTCTGGAGAATACTCGATTACGGGGATGCCAGCCATGCGCAAATCTTGCAACAAACTCTGGCCAGAAGCCTTCTTCTCGATCAACACAGCGTCTGGGTCGTACTCTTCATATGACTCTTGTGCGATCTTCCGCAGCTCTGGGTAAGTAACACGATCCCACCAAGCCTCAAGCACCATAGCACACATCGCTCCCCTGTGCCGGAAGACTCCCCACGTCGTGCGAGCGGAATAAGATGATTTCTCTTTGATGCTGAATGCTGTGTCCCAAGACTGCAAAACATATTCAATCTCTGGCAGCTCATCGCCTTCCCATGGAACCCACCACTCTGATTTTAAGATCCCACCACCTTTTGGGGCTGGCCTTTGTTGCAGCTGTCCGGCTGAGGCATATGTCCCGAGGCTTCTCTCAAGATCAGATAAAGTTTTATCGTCTATCCGGTTTGGCCAGAGAAGCTCTCCTTCCTTAGTGCGTGGGTCTGTGAACCCTAAGCTGGATCTGGTTTTGGTTGGATGACCGATCTCATATCGGGCTGGCAAACACAAGTGATCCCATTCATCACCAACCTCATTGGCCAATATGTGCCCTGTCAAGTCTCCCTCGTGCACTCTTTGCATGATCACGACAAAAGCACCAGTCTTGGGATCATTAAAACGTGACTGCATGGCTTGGTCCCACCACTCCAAAACTCCTTCTCGGACAGCCATAGAATCTGCCTCCCGAACATTGTGTGGGTCGTCAATCACGATTATGTCGCCACCCTCCCCAGTCAAAGCACCATCCACCGAGGTTGCGATCCTTTGGCCAGTTTGGTCGTTCTCAAACCGTTGTTTCTGGTTCTGGTCACCAGTCAGCCGGAAAGCCTCGCCAAAATGATTTTTGTACCATGGGCTGTCAATCAACCGTCGACACTTGACACTGTCTCGGATCGAGAGTCCAGAAGCATAAGACGCATAAAGGAATTTCTTGGCAGGAGCGAACGTCCAAGTCCAAGCTGGCATCGTGACCGCAACTGAGATTGACTTCATGTGCCTCGGGGGGATGTTGATGATCAGACGCTTGATGTCACCTTCGACCACAGCCTGCAAATGCTCAGATATTGCATCTATGTGCCAGTTGTCATTGAAGTCAGATCCTGGCTCAATCGTCGGCCATGAGCTCTTGGTAAACTCCTTCAAAGACCTCTTCATTTTCTCCGCTCGGATCTCCGTCAATGACAGCGTGCTCAAGAACTCGTTCAATTGCATTAAGATCGTCTCCAGAAAGTCTGCTGATGTCTAATATTTTGCGCTCTTCTATTTGGGCTTTGACCTCCACAGCTTTGAGGTCTGGAACGCATTTGCCGAGAAGAGTTTTCGCCGCCATGACCCGCAGCTCTGGGTCAGCAGCTATGGCTCCAGCTTTTGTTGCCAGACCATCTGCGTCTTTCACGTAAACCGGAAACATCTCTTTTCCGGCCATGACAGCCGACAAGAACCCGACAGGGTCAGCTTGTCCCATGATCCAGTTGATCGTTGCGTTGTGGTTCCACTTGTATTTGTTTTGCTTGCCTCTAGCAACCTTTTGTTTCCCCAGAGGCTCAACTGACTTGAATTTACCGTCCCATGCCTCTGGTTTAACCCGAGGACCATTGTTGACTGGTCTTTGAACGATTGTCTTGGGCTCCTTTGGCTTGGGAGGACGACCAAGTTTCTTTTTCTCTCGACTCATTTTCTCTAGCCTTTCAACCTTGTTTGCAGTGGTCAACTGAAAAATAACTGAGCCAACTATCGCTGATCTTTGGGCAAAAAGAAACCCTCCATCTTTGCAGTGCGAAACCTAGCCGGATGGAGGGTAGTGAGGAGAAAGTAGTATGAATGAAAACACGTTACTCTTTTTTGTTAACAAAAGCAACCGCTCTGGCCAGAAATAACTTAGCATCATGGACAGCATGCATTATCCGCAGCTGCCTCCTGACTTCTTGTTGTTGGCGCAACAGCTCTTGGCGTTGCTGCTCAGGCGTTAATCTTGCCAACGAAAACTCCATCTTTGAAGAACTTGGCGAAAGCGAAAGGATCACGCTTTTGACGACGACGCATCTCATCCGAGTAAGTCATCCGCTGATCGGCGTAATAGTTTTCCTTCTCAGGATTCCAACCGC